TTTTTAGTATATCATATTTTAGATTGTTTTTGAATAGAAAAAGAGCTTCCATTTTCTTTTAAAGGAAAGCTCTATTTTCTTTTTTACAATTCTGTGCGATTCTCAATAGCCCGAAGCAGCGTCACTTCGTCTGCATATTCAATATCAGAACCAACTGCTAATCCACGAGCCAGGCGCGTTACCTTGATACCAGCTGGTTTTAACACCCGTGAGATATACATGGAAGTTGCTTCCCCATCTGCTGTCGCATTGGTTGCCACAATTACCTCTGTTACCTCACTATCCATCAACCGCGTAATGAGACTTTTCAGATTGATGTCGTCTGGTCCAATACCATTCATAGGAGAAATCAATCCCTGCAAAACATGGTACAAGCCACGGTATTCTTGAATATTTTCCATAGCAGAAACATCTCGGCTATCTTCTACAACCAAAATAGTAGATTGATCCCGTGTCTCATCGGTGCAGATAGCACAAGGATCATCATCCGTTAGATTACCACAAATAGAACAATAGGTCAGCTCACGTTTTGCTGCAAGCAAATTTTTAGCAAATTCATTGACATCATCATCACTCATACCAATGGTATAAAACGCCAAACGCGTTGCTGTTTTTATGCCAATTCCTGGTAATTTTGAGAAGCTATCAATCAATTTTGCAATCGGTGTTGGATAAAGCATAGTATCCTTTCTAATTCATTGGATGTTGTTGTTGATACAAGTTAATAATATCACGAGTTATACTATGGCTAACGGTTGACGATAAGTTTGTATTGTGTGGGAACACAACTGCCACTGCAATCTGCGGGTTGTTACTTGGCGCATAGGCAACTACATTCGTATTAATGGCTTCCTTTCCACCTGCAAAGGTTTCTGCTGTCCCTGTTTTGGCGCTAATCGGCACTGCTTCACCTTGTGACAAAGTACGCCCTGTAGTAAATCCGCTTGTACCATGAACTACCTGATAAAAACCTTGTCGAATCAAATCCATATTCTCTTTTGAAATATCAACTTTATTCAGCTCTTTGGTTGACTTGGATTCAATCAGCTTTCCAAGCCCGCCCGTCTCATTATTGTCATAAATTCCTTCTACTAAGTGCGGTGCAATACGAGTACCGCCATTAGCTACCGTTGCAGCATATTGCGCCAACTGCATTGGAGTATAGTTATCAAACTGCCCAAAAGCATTGGTTAAGTAGTTCGCAAACGTATATTTCTTAGGTGTGTAGCCTTCTGATTCACTTGGCAAATCAATTCCTGTAGATGCTCCCAAGCCATATTGAGCAAAAGCTTTACGCAATTTGTCCATAGAGGAGTCCAAATTCGTCAAATCAATTGCCATATTGGGCGTATAAGGCGTTCCCATCATATTTAAAGCTAGCTGAACCATATAAGTATTGGATGAATATTCTAGTGCCTCTAAAGCCGTAATTTGGCGAGCCCCATATTGTGTGAACCAAGAAGTGATGGCAGAAGAGCCTCCAAAAGAAATTGGTTGATCCGTCATGACTTGATTTCCTGTGATGGCTCCAGATTCCCAGCCAGCTGTTAAAGTAGCTCCTTTCACTACAGAGCCCGGCACAAAGTTGTTCATAATCGTTCCAAGAGAGTCTGTTGTTAGTTCTCCTGTATTGGTATCGTGCTTCAGACCAGCCATGGCTAAAATAGCTCCCGTTTTTGGATTCATCGCAACAGCATATACGCCTTCAGAATATGTCGCATTTCCGCTCGCTAATTCCGCACTAAAATACTTTCTCAAAATATCTTCTACACCGTTCTGAAAAGCTAAATCTGTTGTTAATTTTAGATTATTTCCCTTACTACCATTGAAAATATTTTTCACGCTTTCCATATTTCCATTTTTGTCAAGATTGATTTCTTTGATTGCGCGTTTCCCTTGAAGAGTAGATTCGTATTGCTTTTCTAAATAGCTTGTTCCAACACGGTCATTGAGTGAATAGCCTTTTTTCAAATAAGCATCAACTTCCTCTGCAGGTAGTCCTGCCTTCTCACTTGAGACACTTCCAATGATAGAAGCTAAAGATGTGTCTAACACTTTTCTATCCCAGCTGGTGGTAATACTGATACCAGACAATTCTTTTGAGCTAGAAGCAATTGTCGCAATTTGGTCAGGAGACAAATCGTCTGTTCGAATATTTCCCGTCTCAAAATTTGCAATAGCATTCATTTGACTAAACAAATAAATAACTTTTTTATCTTCATTTGAGTAGTTTAATTTGACCACATCAACACTTTTAACGGCATTACTATAAATCTTCGACTCTGTCAAACGATTTCCATCTGTACTATACTTTTTATTTTTAGGCAGTTGATTGACGACCTTCTTATAAACCTCGCTATCTGCCAAATAATAATCGATCTGTTGTCGCTCAGTAACGTCTGCATTGGAAATGGAAACTAACGGCAGTAATTTTTGAGCAATTTCTTTAATCGTTTCAGCTCTCATTTTATTGCTACGCGTAAAGGAAACGACTTGCTTGGTTGTATTTTCCACCAAAGGTTTTCCACTTGCATCATAAATTTGCCCACGAACAGAGCTAGTTGTTACTTTGGTTTTACTGGCAGTCGCCAATTTTTTTGTATAAAATTCCCTATGCACAACTTGCATATAGCCCAAACGAACAATCAAACTCATAAACAATAAAATCACAATCCCAAATAACAAATTGAGCCGTCTAGGAATGGAATGACTATCAAATTTTCTTTTTTTCTTAGACATGTTTTCTCTCATTCTAGTCAAAATGCTACCTTTTATTGTACCATAAATCCAAAGAAATGAAGTCAAAGAAAATGGAAACACTGATAAAAAACACAGCTAAACCAATTAAAATTCTGCACAATATCAAAAAGCTCTGTTTACGCAGAGCTTCTTAATATTTTATTGGGCTTATTTTCCAAGATTATTTACTTGCTAAATATTACAGCAAAGTAGTATAATCTAACTTCTTTTTCTACTCACTAATCATTTTAAATAATACAAACTGAAACAAGTATAGGAAACATAAAGGGTAGTAAAAAAGGAACTAAATAGATGAGTTCAGCAGGCAAAAAAATGGCACCTTAGCGGGTGCTATTTCTTTACATATTTTACTTTTTATTTTTGCTTATCTAATTTTAAAATTTCATTATATACATCTTTAATTGTTAAATCAATATCTTTTTGATTCAATTTTAGAATAGGAGAATTCTGTAATTTTAGACTTTCAGTTTTACTATGTTTAGTTTCTTGCGGTTTAAAATAAGTTTGAAAAATTAGTGACATAAAAATCTACCTCCTCTTTCTATTAGAATACTCCAAATTTTTAGAGATGTCAAAATATTCCTTCCTATTAATCCAAATTGGTCCATCTCCTTTCGAGATTACCAAAACATCGACTGGTCCACCTACTGTTTCAAGTGAATCTGTTATATGACGTTTAAAAGATGTTAAGTTTACTAAAGTTTCAGCCATATTTGCTAGTTCTGGTAACGCTAACGTTCTTACAACACCCAAAATTGGATTTATAAATTGTTGCTTCTGTTGTTCACTAATCTGATTGATTATATTATACTTCTCATCTTCTGATAAATTATTTAGCCCAATAATCGACTGACTTACTACTTTATTCATAAAGGGATCCATCCCTGTCAAGATAGTTGAAATCATATCTGATTGAGCAAATGGGACAATGGAGGCATCACTGTTTAGAAGGTCTACATTATTACTATTGGTCTTTTCAATTTTTATTTTATCTCTAAATGCATAACTTATTTCATATGATACCAAAGAAGGAAATAATTCTTCACTACCGTACCCACCTATAACTATCCCAGAAATCGAATCAAAACTATTTTTAGAAACTACAATTTGATAGGACAATTCTATAAAGATATCCGTTATTTTTTGTATATGCTTCTCTACCAAGTAAACATTCTCTCGTAATATTCTTTTACAATATTCTGAAAAGTTTGAGTCAAAACTTTTCTTATCAAGATTTTCTAATAATATAATATCATTATCTGTGTTAAGGTTTTCAATAATAATTTCCGAAATAATTTCAACTATTTTTTCTTGAGAAATTGGGAGTTCTGGATTTTCCGCCTGTATATCATTAACTTTTTTACTTGAAATTTCCAATAACTTCTGTAGTAATGATAAAATGACAGATTGAATCATTCGTTGTGAAATAACATCATTTTTGAATTTTTCATTCTTAAGAAATTCAAGAAAAGCTACGGAGCAATCTTCCAATCTATCAAATATTTTAGTGCAATACTCTTTTCTAAATTCCTTGATAATAATTTCCCAAGGTATATCCATGAACTCAGCATTTCCATAAATCATAATTCCGATATCATGATGCCCACCAAGAGAAAACAATTTATTTACTGCGTTATATGTTTTTGCTTGTCCCTGTCCAAAACTAACAGTTACAGCGCTATCAGCTGCTAGGACGATACCGTGCTTATTTAATATACTAATCTCAGCTGTCATATTCCACCTCTTTTAATAAATCTAGCTTATCTGTTCGCCCTCTAAGGGTACAACAGCCAACGTCTTACCAAGACTTGCTAATACTTTTAAAACGGTATCAAGCTGTGGGCTTGTTTTTCCTGTCTCCATTCTAGCTATGACTGGCTGACTAACACCACTCAGCTCCTCTAGTTTTTTCTGACTAATACCCCTTTCATTCCTAGCCTCGATAAGCTCACTCATGATAGCCACACGCATATCACTTTCTAAAATTTCTTCTTTGCTGAATAACTCAGCTCTTACATCTTTCCAGTTACTACCAATTGCACTATTTTTCATTGTCTAAACCTCTTTCTTTTAAGTCTGCTAACTCACGTTTAGCTTGTTCAATCTCTCTTTTTGGTGTTTTCTGTGTCTTTTTCATGAAATGATGGAGTAAAACAAAGCTACCATCAATCCATGCAACAAATAAAATTCTATCCCTTAATGGTCTTAGTTCCCAAATTTCAGCATCTAAATGCTTAATATATGGCTCGCCTGTGCGTGTTCCGTGTTGACTTAACAACTCAATATAATCATTGATTTTATTGAGTTTAATTCTACTATCTTTTCCCTTTTTACTGGCAAGCTCTCGCATATAATCTAAAATAGGCTCATTACCGTTTTTATCCTTGTAAAAATAGATATTATGCACTATTAGCAGCTCTTTCTAAGAACAATTATAACTCAAAAGTTATTATTTGTAAATACTTTAAGTTATTAAATTCTTTTTCTGAGTGCTTCTCCTCGTTTTAATTCTCTCTTGCCTCTTGCAATATCTGATAGAATGGATAAAGTCTCTTCTGCTTGCATGGTATTGTTCTTATGCAGCTCTTGCATTTGTTTGTTTATGCACTCTTTTATCCCAACATTTCCCAACAGCTCAGTAATACGGTTATTAGCGTAACTCTCACTATAACCAGCTTTAATTGCTGATTGATAGCCGTTTCCTGTCTTTATGTACTCATCTGCAAAGCGCCTCTGTCTTTCATTCATTCGCTACCTCCTTTCCAATAAAAAAATCACAAGTATTACTACTCATGATTTCGTTGTAACCGATTAAAAAAGGGACACTTTACGCTATTTTAAGCAGTTTTTCAATGTTATCAAGCAATTTTCTATATTTAGAGTTATCATTTTCATTGTTGATAAGATACTCATTTGCAACGATATTTAGAGATTGATAAAGACCACCCATAATACCTGATTGTTCATCTGTTAGCCCATTTTGTTTTGAATATTTATCATAATACATCTTACAATTCTCATATATACGCTCATTTAATTTGTCATACAGATCAATCATTTTCTGTTTCTTCTGTCTATCATGTTTTCAATAAAATTAAACTATTTATAAATTATAAACCCTATATTAAGTCAGTTTTAATCCATACAATAAAATCCCCATTTCTGGGGTTAAAATAAGTAGTCGGACGGATTTGCACCGCCATTTCTCTATGATATAGAGCGTATTCCTTCTTCAAACCACTGCCCTACTTACCCTGTTCTTATTATCTCATATCTTGTTGACTTTAGCAATGAAATCAATTTCTTACTAACTTATGATAAGCAGATATATCAGATAATGGAATAATACTAAAATACAAGTCAGAATAAACATCAAACCATTTATTAAGATGAGTATAGGCTGGACTAGGACTTAAATACAAAATCTTTTGACACGCGCCGATAACATTTATATTCTCATAAACATACACTTCTTTCACTGTTTGCAAAACATCATCTTCACTAGTTTGTACTCTAATATCCGTTATCTGCTTAATAGTACTGTACTTTTGATATGCTAACATATCTTGATTTTTAGCAGCATCAAATATTTTTCGTTCCAACACGCTATATTTAGGATTTTCTTTATCTTTCAAAAAATACCATTTAAGCCACAAAATCTTTTCACGATGAATAATTGAAATGCGTTCAATTTTCTTTTTTGTCACCGATACCTCCTAAATCAATATCTACTGCATCATACTCACTAGCCCATTCATCTACGATTACCAAAGGCTGCCCTATTTCACCAATAAGAGCCTCTTGTTTCTTATTCTGATGTCTAAGAAACTTGATACGCTCCTTTTGCTCTTGAATATCCAGATCATCTTTCTTATACGCTCCAATTATGTTAGAGATCCATTCAGCAGCTCTTACATTACCTTTAATGGCTTTTTCAAGCATAACCACGCATAACAATGTTTGATTATCAGCATATAATCCCATCTCTTCTAGCTTTTTCTTTAGTCGCTCATCCGAAACATTCATAGTCAAAAGTTTATCCAAGGTCTTTCTTAAATGGGCTTTCTTTCTCCTTGCTTCCCCTGATGCCTTACCACCTTTACGACTGATTGCTATTTGTTCTTGCCTGGTTCGTTTGGTAACTGGTATTAGATTTTTAGTGTTTCTCATTCAATTCCTCATCAATACCTAAACTGTTAAGTATTTTTGGACTTCTATATCAATAGATTTTAAAGAATTTTCAACGATTGATTTATGAATTGCTAAATCAACTTTATCACCATTTACTTTTAAGCCCTCACCAAAATAATCAATTCTTTTTGTTAGGAGATGAAATAAAGCTTCAAGTTTCTGCTTATTGTCATATTTATCAATATCTATTTCAATAAAGGTCAAATTCGTATCGTTATGTATAATCTCCAACAACTTTTTAATTGCTAGGGGTTTATTTTTATATTTCTCCAGATAGGAAAGCATCTCCTTACTTGATAATTTCATGGTAGATAGTAAACTCAGTTCAGCTACATCATCAGCTGTTACGGATTGTCCTGCCGTTTCATATCTGGCCAATTCATTCTTTTTCTCTACTTCTAGCTACTTATAGAGTGATTGTGAAGTGTTATAAGAGAATGTATCTGCTTCTTTTTTATAATTTTGGACCTCTTGATCAGCCCATTTCTGACCGATCATTCCCTCAGCAAGTTTCTTTTGATAATCCTCTTGCATAGCAACGTAACCACTCATAAACTCGATCTTTTTCTTCCCAAATGCCTTAATGTCATCTTTTAATGTTGTCAGTGTCATATTTTACCTCCTTATGACAAGTAAAAGAGGCATGACAAAAGAGTATTAAACTCAATTATCATGCCTCTAGTTTTTCTAGTCAGCCTAATTTTTCTCTTTTCTGAGTTTCCAAAAATAATGGTTGTCCATCTTGTGTTTTGATGGTTAAACTACCATATTTCGGTAACTCAGCTTTATTTATTATACCATCTTTTGAAAATATAATAAAGCCTTGTTCTAAAATTTCAAGAATTGTTTTATCGCTATTTTCTAACATTTTAAACCTCATTATTCTAAACTATTGTAATCCAGTATCTCTTAAGCGCTTAGTAATACTAGCTCTTCTTGTTTCTACATCTAAAATACTACCCTTTTTAATATCCCAAAAGCCAATTTTTGATAAATTCCCTTGGTTCATCCTTGGTTCATCTTCTCGCCTCCATAACTTCAAGCCATTTTTCAATCTGTCTTAGCTACCGTTTAGTGATATAGACCCGGTGTTTGTAAGCCGTAGCCCAAACATTAAACAGCTAGACGAAAATGCCAGCTAGAAAAAAGTAGTAGGGTTAGGATTGCACCTAGTAGTTCACTCATGTTTATAACTTCTTGTGTTGTGCATTGCTGCTGATAGCTGCTGTAAATTGATCGATATTTCGTGCCTGTTTTTCTTGATAACTAGAATTGGGTAAATTTTGGTTAGTATCTTTCATGATTTCTTTAAAAGTTTTAGTAGCTCCTAAGTATAGCTTTTCTGTGTAAGCAAGATATGCCTGTTGCTCTTCCTCTGTCGTAAAGAATGTTTGAGCTTGTCGCTTGAAAAAGGCCTGCCTCATTGCGTCAATTTCAAAAATGCCAGGGCTGAAAAAGATACCCGTTGACTTATTAAAAAGTTTCTCTAATTTGCTACCGTCATTCAGTTCGGGCAATTCAACCCAAAGCAACCTGGCTAAATCCTCCTTGATAGCCCCTAACTGAGCAGATAGCAAAGATAAATCGACTAAGTTATTTTGCTCTCCGATTTGGTGCAAATCATCGGCGATTCTATCTAAGTTTTTTGTTAACATTTTGTAAGTTGATTTTGTTGACATGCTGTTTTACCTCTGTTTTTTAATTTTTTCTGTGTAATGACCCTTGTGGGCTTTGTCCGTGATTAAAAGACTTTTTTCTTGTCTGCTTCCTTGTACAATACTTCTTTTTGAAAGCCTAGACTGTCCCCAGCGGATAACCGCCCCAAACTTACCAGGTCGCCCCGTGGTCATGTAAGCCTGTGCCAAAATGACAGCCTAGCTGTGTGTGATTTTCTCAGGGTGGTTTAGTTTTCGCTAATGCTGACCAATACCTAATACTTTTCTCCGCCCAGTTTTAAGGGTTACCGCCTCCGTATGGTTAAAAATTCCGCGCAACCTAAAAAGGTAATCGGCGTTTGTCCTCTGCTGTCTCAGGATAGACAAAGAATTTTTCGCCCACACCCTCCATCAATCGGCTTACGATAGCGGGGTCATAGATCTTTTTCAGCTGCTCCCCCGTTAGATTGGTATTGATAATGGTGCGTGTCCTGCTATCCAGCAACTCAAACAAAAAACGCTGTCGACTGTTGGCTGCTTCCTTGCCTTGATTGCCAAAGGTTGACTCTTTCCCTAGGTCATCAAGGAAAAGAAAATCAACGCTGGCCAGTAACTTCATCATCTGCCCCTGCTTTCGCTGATTCTCGTTATAATCAGCACCGCTCTCTATCTCTCGGAAGAGGTTAGCCACGGGATAAAAGAGTACGCTCTTTGGCTCTCTGATGGCCTTAAAATCCTCGTTGAGCTTTCGGGCAATACTTATTGTCAAGTGACTTTTCCCCACGCCGTGAGAACCCTGTAAGATTGCGTTGCCCTCTCCGCCATGCTTAAAATAATACTCGTTCAGGTATAAACCAAAGTCACGTGCTTCCTTGTCGGTGTCATTGCTAACTGTAAAAGTTTTGTAGTTAGCTTCTTTCAGCTTAGGCGGTATGATACTCTTTGACTCAAACAGCCCGTATGTCCTAGCTAATTCAGCGTTTACCATCTCGTTTTCTATTGCTTCTCCTGATTGTTGCGCCTTTTTTATTTCAAAGCATTCAGGACAAGCATAAATATAATGTGGTTCTCTGTTATCTGCTGCTCGAACCTTATTTACTATTTGTCTCAAGTAAACATTGTGTATTGTGCACATTTTATCACTGATTTTAACAGGTTTATTTATACTACCACCTGCGTTATATTCTTTCTGCATATCACACCCCCTTAGAATGGCAGATCGTCCGCTTTGCCTAATTTATCGAAAGAAACACTATCATTTTTTTGACCCTGTTTCTTTTGCTGAAACTGTCTCTGTTCATCCTCCACTTGTACCATTGTCTTAATGCCGTTCTGTCTCCAGTTCTTGAGTATTGAATTGATATAGCTAAAAGATCGCTTGCTGTTATCTGCTGCTTTATCAATAGCTGTTTTGATAACCTCTAACTCCATACCGTCAAGCGTGAGATAGTCTGTTAAGATTTGATACTGTTGTCCGTCCATAACCCCTATACGTGATTGGTAGTAACTAGAAATTTCAGCAGCAGAAGCAGAAGAAAAAATTTTTTTCTCTTTCTCTTCTTCTGCTTCTTCTTCTAACTCTATCTCTATCTCTTTCTCTATCTCTGTTGGACATGAGTTGGACATTGGTTGGACATTTTCCAACTCAGTTGGAGTTTGTCCAATTTTTCTGTTATCTCGCTTGTATTTGGCCCAATTAGTTTCACTCTCTAACATAGCTCTAGCTTGTGGTAACTCCGCATTTCCATCTATATCTATTTGGATAAGCCCGCACTTTGAAAAGTAGTCTATTGTTAGACTAACATCATCTTTTGAAACATCTAATCTTATAGCTAATTCCTCAATTAGGTTTTCAAAGTACCCCTCATAGTAAAGAATACAATCTGTTTCTAAACTTTCCAGCATTAACCGAATATAAATAACAGTCATAGCGTAACCGCCATTGATATTTTTTAGCCTCTTGATAAAAATATTATCAAAAAATTTCTTATCCACCTTTAGCCAAAAATACACTTTGGTTTTACTCATTTTCTTCCTCCGTCGCTAAATACTGCATCCAATCCAAATACTCAAAGTCAGCTTGTTTCATATGATTTTCTATATCAGCCACAAAGTCTAACGCTCCTATAAAGCCCTCATCTCCTAAGAGATTTCTCAATCTATCAATAGCTAAAATTGCCTTATCGTGGCTTTTAATAAATTCTGTCAATGTCATTGTAATACCTCCTAATACACCGTTAGAAACTTAATCACATCAGAAACTCTAAAATATTGTTTCTTACTACTTTCAAAAGGGGATTGATATACTTCTAGGCCTTGTTTGATCCAATTATTAAGTGTTGTTCCAGAAATATCTAACTCATTTTTCAACTCTTTAGCGCTGATCAGACCTGTTTTATTTTGTAATTGCCGTTCAAGTTCTAATTTCTTATTTGCAAGTTTATCTACTCGCTCTAATAGACCTTGTTCAAATTCTATTGAAAAAGCCCCCATGTTTTACCTCCTAGTTATTTCTTTTGCCTGCAAGCTGTATATAAGCCCCGTAGTGAGGGTTTAATTTGTCTGTGGTAGTTTCTGCTTTCGGTTCAAAATAAGGTTCAGAATGGCTCTTAAATTGCCATATAATCCACGTTATCCAAATAAGCAATGGAATAATCAGCAATATCTGCTCTGGTTTTAAGTCAAGTTCTTGTATCATTTTGATTTTCTCCTTTATTTTTGGTAAAATTAAGATAGTAATATTTGACAAGGGCGCGTATTGTCCCTTGCTAAATACCTAACAACAATCCGCTTGCCTGCTGTTTTGTTGTTAATTTTGTTCTAGCCGTGCAGTTCTATTTGGCGATGGATGTACGGCTTTTTTCTTTGCTCTGTGAGCCTACACCTTAAGTTTTCAAATTAATTTAGTAGTCTTTTGCTAGCCATTCCATTACACTAGCATAAATCCTTTTAGGTGCTTTATAGTCGCCTGCTAAGATTTTAGGAACCGTCCGAGGAGCAACTCCAATAGCAAAAGCAAATTCATAATTCTTTAATTGCAAATCTGCTTTTTTTCTACGTATAGCTTTCGCTTGTTCTTGTGTAATAATCATCTTTTACCTCCTTTGCATTTCATTCTCATTTCAAGAACAAGTTAATTATATATTCTATTTATAAGAATGCCGAATGTACTTTATTCTTTTTTTGAGAATTTTTCTTTCAATAATTCCGGATATATGATATACTCAAGTTAAAATACTATTATCAAAGGAGGTTACCGCGTATGCCAAGTCAACCCAATAGATTAAAAGAATTACGACAAGAAAGAAATATTTCACTAAATTCGTTTAGCAAAGAATTAAAGGAAAAGTATCAAATCTCCCTATCACCTAGCCAATTAATGTATTATGAAAATGGTAAACGTCAACCGAGAAATTCTGAAATCTGGAATATTCTAGCTGATTTTTTTGGTGTACCTGTTGCATATTTACTTAACTTTATAGATGACAAAGAAGAGAATATAATTGACTACAAAGTTGAAGATAAAGAGTTAATAAAACAAGGACG